AGACTACACGGTTGGGCAGGGTTAAAAGCAACTGCGCTAAAATCTATTGCTGATTTTCAAGAAACAGCTCTTAAGTCATATAGAGAAGTATCATCTGCAGGCATTAACTTTGGCGGAAGTCTTGCTGATCTTAGATTTGCAGCAAGTCAATCATATTTGACTTTAGAACAGTTTACAACTGTTATAAAAAATAACAGTACTACACTTGCTAGAATGGGCGGGACTGTTGATGAAGGTGCACGTAATTTTGTTCAGTTAAGCAATTCCTTAATTGGTGGAGATGTTGGTAGTAGACTAATGGCATTGGGATATACAACCGAAGAAATTAATAATTCTATGTTGTCTTTTATTAGTATTACTGGGGGACGAACACAAGCAGAATTAAAAAATACTGAAGATCTTGCAAAATCTACTGGTGCTTATCTTAATGAACTCGATTTAATAACACAATTAACTGGAGTTAGTAGAAAGAAATTAGAAGAAGATCAAAGAAAAGCTGCAGAGAACGCGGCATTTCAACGAAGACTTGCATCGATGAGCGAAGAAGATCGTGCTAAAACAATAGCGGCGTATAATCAAGCAAGTGCTAGTGGCCTCAAAGGCGCTACTGATATTGTTATGGCCACTGCATTAGGGTTACCTCCTATGACTGAAGCAGGCAGAACATTACAAGCTGTGATGCCAGCGGCTGGTGAAGCTCTTCGAAATACAACCGTTGTTGCTATGGATCATAATTCAAAAATGGAAGATGTGAATACAGCTGCCGGAGAAATATATTTAGGTGCTAAACGTAATGCTGAAGGTCTAGGACGAACAGGTGATGCTGTAGTAATGATGCCAGGCATAGTTGGTGAAGTTGTTAACAGTGGAATTGCTGTTCAAAATTTAATGAATAATAAAGGTATTGAAACTGCAGCTGATTATCAAAACACTATTAAAGAAATTGGAGACAATCAATCTAAACAACAGCGATCTCAAGCCGCGGTAGCTGCACAAACTGAAATAACAATTAAACAATTAGGAAATTCAATACTGAATAATCTGTTAGGGCCGCTGTCGTTAGCATTAGGAGTATTAGATAAGTTTGTAGGAATAGTATCTAGAATTATTATGTCAATTGCTAAAGTTCCGTTGTTATTTGATACACTAGCAGTTGCACTTATTGCAACGATTGGAGCACTTACGGCTGCTAAGACTGTAAGTAGTGCTAAAACAGTTATTGGTGATTTAGTAAATGCTACAGGTAAAACAGCTAGAGAAGGTTTTGGAACGTTAGGAACAATCAGTAATCCTATGTGGGTTAGAGTTGTAGGTGGAGGCCTAGGCGGAGTAGGTAGTAGTGCTGTAAATTCAGCAGAAGCTGTTGCTAGTGAAGCCGCATCATCTGCTTCAAAAAATGCCGCTAAATTTGCAAAAGGTGTTATTGTATCAGAAATAGTAGCCGCAACTGTAGGATCTCTAGGCGATTACCTTGTACAACGCGGTAACACTGGATTAGGAGGGACTGCTAATGTAGTCGCAGGTGTTGCCGAAGGGTATGGTGCTGCGGCCACAGGACTAGGGGGGTTAGCATTATTAGGAGTAGAACTAGCACCATTTACTGCTGGATTATCTTTAGCGGCGGCCGCAGTAGCGGGCGGTGGATATGAATTATATAAAAATTGGGATAATATATTTGGAGCCAGTAAAAATACAAATATGCCTGATCCAAACAATTATTTAGAAAGAAAAGAAAAATTAGGTTTTGATCCGTATTTGGATAAAGTAATGACACCGGAAGAAAAACAAGAACGAGCAGAAAAATTAAAAAGAGAAGAAGAAAAGTTCCAATTGGCAATGGATACTCACAAGACATTAAAAGATCAAAATGAAATACTTGAAGAGCATAGAAAACACTTGGCTGGCATTCTTAGAAATGTTGATAATTTCCCTAGCAAGTGGATCAAATAGTTAAATAACATATAAATTATAAAAGAGAATCATCTTGTCTTGGAAAAAATATTTCACTCCCGTTAACTTATCTGGAAAGCTAAGTCCTATTAGCGGATCATCTAGTATGGCTTCAGGCACAAGTGCTAGTAGAACAAACTATTCAAGTTACTTGCCTGACGTATATGCTGGTCATCCAAATCGTTTAGAACGTTATGGACAGTATGATACAATGGATTCAGACAGTGAAGTTAATGCTGCTTTTGATATTTTAGCAGAGTTTTGCACTCAACTAAACGAAGAAAATGGAACTCCTTTTCAAATTAAATTTAAAGAACAAGCAACTAATACAGAAGTTAAATTAGTTAAGAAGTATCTACAACAATGGTGTAAATTAAACAAGTTCCCAGTACGTATATTCAAAATTGTACGTAATGCTTTTAAATTTGGTGACAGTTTCTTTGTACGTGATCCAGAAAGCAATGCTTGGATGTATGTAGATCCCAGCAAGGTAGATAAAATTATTGTAAATGAAAGCGAAGGCAAGAAGCCCGAGCAGTATCATATTAGGGATTTTAACCCTAACTTCGAAACACTGGCAACTACTGCTATACAACCTACTAATCAGCAAGGTGGTGGTAATCAATTTGGTGGAAGTTATGGATCAGGACAAGGCGGATCTGGCGGTGCAAGAGGCATGACTGGGTCATTCCCAACTACGGCAGCCGGTAGCAGATTTGCTCAAAATCAAAATCAATATGCTATTGATGCTAAACATGTTATTCATATTAGTATGAGTGAAGGTTTGGATAATAATTATCCATTTGGAAATAGTTTAATGGAAAGTATTTTCAAAGTATTCAAACAAAAAGAACTTTTAGAAGATGCTATCTTAATCTATCGTATACAACGTGCCCCAGAACGCAGAGTATTCCATATTGACGTTGGAAATATGCCCAGTCACTTGGCAATGGCATTTGTAGAACGTGTTAAAAACGAAATTAATCAGCGTAGAATCCCAAGTGCAGGTGGTGGCGGACAGAGTTTGATTGATGCAAGTTATAATCCATTAAGTATTAATGAAGATTATTTCTTCCCAACAACCGCAGAAGGTCGTGGAAGTAAGGTTGAAATTCTACAAGGTGGACAAAACCTAGGAGAAATTGATGATCTTAAATATTTTACTAATAAGTTGTTTAGGGCTTTACGTATACCTAGCTCTTATCTTCCGACCGGGTCTGACGATGGAGGATCAAATTTTAATGATGGTCGTGTTGGAACCGCATACATCCAAGAATTACGATTCAACAAGTACTGCGAGCGTCTCCAATCTTTAATAAATGAACCGTTTGATTTAGAGTTTAAGACATATCTACATACCCAAGGAATCAATGTTGACAGTAATATTTTCGACATTAAATTCAATCCTCCACAGAACTTTGCGTCTTATCGTCAGGCTGAAATGGATACTGCTCGTGTTAATACTTTCAATACAATGATGGCAATACCGTATATCAGCAAGCGTTTTGCTATGGAAAGATTCTTAGGATTAACTAAAGAAGAAGTTGCCCAAAATGCTACAATGTGGCAAGAAGAGAACATTGATGAAGAAGATGCATTAAATGCCAACAGTGAATTGCGTAGTGCAGGTATTACAGCAAGCGGTATGGCAGGTGATGTAAGCTCTTTAAGCAATCCGACTCCCCCAGAAAACATGCCAGGCGAAGACGGGGGAGAGGCTCCAGGAGCTCCTGGTACTGGATCAGTAAGTCCAGAAGGTGGAGCCGGGCCAGCTGGTCCAGGCGGTAATACATAAATACCACACTATGTTTTTAAGAGAATTTATTTACTTTGATAGAGATCATAAAGATCCACAAGACGACAGCCGTTACCTTAGCCAAAACGATACCAACAACGTTTTGAAAGATAAAGAACTTCGTAAAACTCCACGCTTGAGTTTAAAAACTATCAATGAAATTCGCAAAGCCAGCGAAGCACATAACAAAGAACACAAAGAAGAAATGGCTTTAGTTCGTAAGATGTACGCTGCTCCACCGCCCGAAGAAGGTGCAGCTCCTGCACTATAATTAACGTGTAATTTAATTTCTTAATCATAAAACTAAATATTTTTAAGAAATTAAAGCAAAAAAGAAACAATTTCTGTCAATCTAAGGCCAAAACCGTCAGTTTTCAGCCTATTATCCCAACGAATTTCTCCATGCATGTAAATATTGCATAGCATTGCCGCTAACCCTATTAGGAGAAATATTTAACATGTCAACAAAATTTGAACAATTATTAGACTATCTAGTAAACGAAGACATGGAAAGTGCTAACGCATTATTCCACGAAATCGTAGTAGAGAAGTCAAGAAACATATATGAAAACTTAATCGCTGAAGAAGAAGACGAAGAAGAAATGGACGAGTCTAAAGCTGAAGACGACGAAGAAATGGATGAGTCTAAAGAAGAAGACGATGAAGAAGAAATGGATGAGTCTAAAGAAGAAGACGATGAAGAAATGGACGAAGGTTACGAAGAAATGGAAGATTCATACAGCATGGAAGCTGGTGATGACACAGGTGACGAAACTGACGACTTTGGTGGAGAAATTAGTGCAGATGGCGATAACTTTGACGCTCCAGAAGATGACGAACATGGTCACGAAGGACAAGAAGATTCAGCAATCATGGACATCAAGAATGCTATTCAAGAATTAGAAGCAGCATTTGCAGAATTAGAACAAGCTCAAGGAAGCGAAGAAGCTGAAATGGGTATGGAACCAGAAATGGATATGGATGACCAAGATGACCAAGACGATGAGTCAATGGGCTTTATGGAAGGTCGTCGTATGACACGTGAATACGTTGAGAAAGTTGGACACAACTACGGTGGAAACACACAGAAACAAGACGGCGATTACGCTGGAGCTGGTACTGGTGAGAAATTAAACAAGCCGTCAGCAGGTAAAAGTGCAGTAAGTTCAGGAAAAGGTAAACCAGAAACTGGTGCTAATGCTAGCAACATTTTAGGTAACGCAGGTCCAGCTACTGAAGGACACAACACAGGTAATACACCTAACAAAGTAAACAAAGGTATTACACCTGAGAAAGGTGAACAGTTTACTGGTAAAGATTGGGAAACTAATAGTGCCCCAGGCGGAAAAGCTGGTGTTAAGAACTTGAAAAAACAAGGTGCTGGATATCCTGGTAACAACAAGACTCCAGGTCCAGTAGGTTCTGGTACAGGTGATAAGGCTGGTCAAACAAGCGGTGGCCAAGGTCCAAAAGGACAGTTCTTACCACAACATACAAAGAACTAATTAGAGAAACAGGATGACAAAGTTAGCATACTTACGTGAACATTTAAGTTTTGATCAATCCGGCATCGTAATGGAGTCGGATGATAAAGACGGAAAAAGTCTATACTTAAAAGGTATTACTATTCAAGGTGGAATACGTAACGCTAATCAACGTATATATCCTGTGGATGAAATTGAACGTGCGACTAAAACACTTAATGACCAAATTCAAAATGGTTATAGTGTTTTAGGCGAAGTTGATCATCCAGATGATCTAAAAGTAAATTTAGACCGTGTATCCCATATGATAACTCAAATGTGGATGGAAGGTCCTAATGGCTATGGTAAACTTAAAATTTTACCAACGCCCATGGGCAACTTAGTACGTACTATGCTCGAAGCCGGTGTAAAACTTGGCGTAAGTTCTCGTGGTAGTGGCAATGTCAATGACATGAACGGCCATGTATCCGATTTTGAGATAATCACAGTAGACGTAGTTGCACAACCAAGTGCTCCAGGAGCTTATCCTACTCCAGTTTACGAACATTTAATGAATGCTCGTGGCGGGAATAGAGCGTTCCGTGTAGCACAAGAAGTAAAAGAAGATCCAAAGGCCCAGAAATATCTTAAGGAATCACTCCTTAATATTATTAAAGGTCTAAAATAAGCCCGAGGAGAAATAGATGTTGGACGCATTCAAACAATTAGTTGAGTCAGGTGTAATGACAGAAGAGACAAAAGATGTTGTCGAATCTGCTTTTGCACAAAAGATTCAAGAGAATCGCGAACAAGTAACAGCAGAACTTCGTGAAGAATTTGCACAAAAATTTAACCAAGACAAACAAGTAATGGTTGAAGCAATCGACAAGATGTTAAGCGAACGCTTGAGCGCAGAAATGTCCGAGTTGTATGAAGATAAAAAGGCACTGGCCGAAGCTAAAGCACAATACAAACAACGTATTGCTGAAGACAGCAAAAAGCTAGAAGGTTTTGTAATCAAACAATTAGGTAAAGAGTTAGTTGAATTTCAAACAGATCGTCAAAAGGTCAGCGAGAATTTCAGCAAGTTAGAGCAATTCGTAGTACATGCTCTAGCAAAAGAGATCAGTGAATTTGCTACAGATAAAAAGGATTTAGCTGCAACGAAAGTTAAGTTAGTCCGTGAAGCTAAAAACAAATTTGCAGAAATCCGCAATACTTTTATTAAGCAAGCGGCACAAGTAGTTGAAAATACAGTCACTAAGAAATTAACATCAGAAATTAAGCAATTAAAAGAAGATATTGATGGTGCACGTAACAACGACTTTGGTCGTAAAATTTATGAAGCATTTGCACAAGAGTTTGCTGGTTCCTTCCTAAATGAGAAATCTGAGACAAGTAAATTGTTACAGATCATCAAGAAGAAAGATCAAGAACTAGCAGAAGCCCAACAAGCAATAAGTGAAAAGGAAAATTTAGTAGAATCCACTCAACGTGAAATTCGTATTACTAAAGATTTGATGGAACGTAAAGCTGTTATGGGTGAGTTATTAGCTCCGTTAGGTGCTGATAAAAGAGAGATCATGAAAGACCTTCTTGAGTCTGTACAGACTAAGAAACTTAATGAAGCTTTCGACAAATACCTACCGGCTGTTATGCAAGGACAAACACGTAAAGTTGCTCCTAAGAAAACAATGTTAAGTGAGAGTGCTGAAGTAACCGGAAACAGAGAGAGTAAGCCTGAGGTAGGCTTAGACAATATATTAGATATCCGCAAACTAGCGGGTCTAAAATAATTATTTCAAGGAGACAATAATAAAATGTCACAATTATTAAACGAAAGATGGTCAGAGACCAAAGACGCTCTGCTTGAAGGCCTATCTGGAACACGTCGTTCTTCTATGCAAGTTTGCTTAGAGAATACACGTAAGTACTTGGCTGAAAGCGCAACTGCTGGTGCAACTAGTGCAGGTAACGTAGCAACACTTAACCGTGTTATTCTACCAGTTATCCGTCGTGTTATGCCTACAGTTATTGCCAACGAAATCATTGGTGTACAACCAATGACAGGTCCAGTTGGTCAAATTCACACACTACGTGTACGTTACGCTGATAGCTCAAACGAAGTAGTAGCAGGTGAAGAAGCATTGTCACCATTCAAGATTGCTCAAGCATATTCTGGAAACAACAATGCAACTAACCCAGCAGCTGCAGCTACAAGCTCATTAGAAGGTACACCAGGTAACAGAATGAGCATCCAAATTTTGAAAGCTCCAGTTGAAGCTAAGTCTAGAAAACTAAGCGCACGTTGGACTTTTGAAGCTGCTCAAGATGCACAAGCACAACAAGGTATTGATATCGAAGCAGAAATCATGGCCGCTTTAGCTCAAGAAATTACAGCTGAAATTGACCAAGAGATCCTAGCTTCTTTACGTGGCTTAGCAACAGTTGATTTAACATATGACCAATCATTAGTATCTGGTACAGCTACATTCGTAGGTGACGAGCATGCTGCATTGGCTATCATGATCAATCGCGTAAGTAACTTGATCGCACAACGCACACGTCGTGGCGCAGGTAACTGGGCTGTTGTTTCTAACCAAGCATTGACAATTCTACAAAGTGCTACAACATCAGCATTTGCACGTACTACAGAAGGTACATTCGAAGCTCCAACAAATACAAAGTTTGTTGGTACATTGAACGGTGCAATGAAGATTTATGT